AACTCCAAACGTAGAAGTCATACCTAAACCAGATACAGTAACATTTGCATCCGCTGTAACACTTACTTCACTTGAAACAGGTTGAGCCTCAGTTCGTTTATAAACCGAAGCCGAAGCACTTTTTTCAAATTGTGCTCCCCATATATAAATATTATCTGTGTTGCTAGTGCATTCTGAACTTCCATCACTTTGACAAACAAGATATCCAACTTGTCCAGTTCTAGTTGCATCCGCTGTTCCAGTTATAGAGCATCTGTACCATCCATTACCTAAATCTGATATTGCTCTGGTAATATTACTTCCACTTGACGGAGATACAGCCCCTACCGCTCCAGTATTTAAATTAAACCATGCAGTGTTGGAACTACCCCTTATTAAATTTTCAGAAAGTGCAACAAAATTAGTTGTGCCTTTTTTAGCATGAATAGATATTGTGTAAGTTTCACCGCTTGTTACAGGTACTCCTCCTCCCGAAACTTGAACTTTACCAACAAGTGTTTGACCAGATTGTTGAGTAAGTGTATAGCCTGTTTTTGTGCCATCTGGAGCTACTACCGAATTTGCTGTAACACTTGATCTAAGTTTTTGCCAATACGCATTGTCAAAAGTTTGTGAATATTTATGATAGTTAGTTCCTTGTAAACCTAGGTATGCTGATAATCCATTTTCAGGTAAATCTGAATAATTAACTCCCCATCCTAAGTTACCATAAGCATCTCTACCCCAACCTTCACCAATTAAATATGTTGGATCGATTGTACTTTGACCTGCAGTCATGGTAGCTGTAGAACCGGTAACAGGAACTCCTATATTAATTACTTCAGTTCCTATTTGAGATGTCATTGAAACACCAGTTACAGCTTGTACATGTGATGTTCCAGCTAGAAGAATTGAATCTACTGGACTTGCTGAAGTTGCTTTATAATTTGAAACTGCAGTTCCTTCTTCAACTTGTATTCCCCAAATTTCAAAACTTAAATCTACGCTAGAGCTTGAATCAACTCTAAAATGACTTCCTGCATTTCCACTACCTGAAGATGTGTATGTGTTATTAACAGTAACTGCTGAATGATTTTTATCTATTCTAGTCCATGCAGTAGTTGATAAAGAATTAAAATCTATTGTCCAATTACCTTGAGAAGCGTTTTCTGGATTTGAGAAAAATAATTCTGTTGAAGATCCACTTACTCTTTTAATCCAAAAAGAAGGTTCAAGAGCTTGACCAGTTGTAGTGTAATTTGTACCATATGAACTATAAATATCAGAATAGGTTCCACCAGAGGTATTGTTTCCTTGAATATTGTCTACTAAGCTTGATGTTTTAGTTCCATCAGGTGCAATTCCATAATTTGCCGTTGCAGTTGCGTTACCTCGTTTAGTGTAAGTTGATTGAGATAAATCTTGAGAATACCTTTGGAAGTTTGTGCCAAGTACATTTACTTTAGATTCTATACCTGTAACGCTTACCGTTGCTTGTGCTGCAACGGTCGTTCCAGTTCCCGCAGTTATGGTTGCGCTTGCTCCAGTAACAGGAACAGTAGGAGCATTCAATTCACCCCATTGGTTTTGACCCCAACTATCTCCGCCCCAACCAACTTCTATAATACCTTCGGCTGTTACACTTCCTATTGAAGTGGTCATCGATTGTCCAACAATCATAGCATCTGGTGCTGGATCAGCATTTCCAATGCTTGATGTTAAGGTTTGTCCTGTTAGTGTTAAAGTTTGATTGATTGTAACAGAATTTGATCCGATTGATGTAGTCGAACTAATTCCTGAAACAGAAAATGATACATCGATTACTGGTGTTACACTTGCAACAGTTAATGTTGCTTGTTGCCCAGTTACAATATTACCTACTTGTCCCCATTCACTAAAGCTCCAGGTGTTTGCGCCCCACCCGTTGTTTACAAGTTCAACAGAGGCTTGCCCTGTTGACATTGTAGCTACTTGGCCAGTAACAGGTTCTATTGTATTTAATTCTATTGAATGTGTGCCAAGACTTGAGGATGCGCTTAAACCAGTGACTTCTACTGTGAAATCATTTTGTGCGGACCAATTTCCATCCGACCATTCAAGTGCTCCCCAAGTGTTTGACATAAAAACATTCTACTCCTTATGCTATTCTAAGTATAGCCGCCGAAGTTGTGAAAGCAGGGAACTGAATTGTAAAAGTTCCAGAAGTTGCAGTTTTATCACCACCAAAATCTAAAACAGCTACGGCTTCAGTTGTGTTACTTCCGCCATCAGTAGTTGTATTGTAAATTAATGCTCCTCTTGCAGTCAATGTTACACCTTGAAATGATAAGTCAGCAAAATCAGTAATTGCTACTGAAGATGAAACTTTACATCCTGCGTTTACTAAAGCTTTTCCACCTGCAGAATATCCTGACGGTGAAGTTACTTCGTTTCCTGTTGCGTAGTTTGCAGTAGATTTACCCAAACTAGCTGAGTTAGTGTACATTGCTAATTTAAATGTATCACCATTTGGAGCTGCATCGAAATCATGCTCTCCACCCATCAATTGCTTCTTAAACGAATCGCAAATTGCATTTGTTGTTATTGCCATATTGGCCTCCTTTATAAATTAATTGTTTGGAGACGGTGATGGTATTTTAATTCTTGGAACACCTTCATCATACTCCGCACGTCTTCTTCTGCCCATTTGTTGTAAGGCAAAATTTTGTACTTCTTCATTATACTTGGTATTATAGAGGTTGTATAGATTGTCGGGTCCTTTTAAAAATCTAAAAGCCTCAGCTAAGACACCATGTAAAAGCATAGATTCTTGATATTTTGCTAAGAAGGTTTGTAAAGATGAAGAAAAGTGAGGAGGATCAATTATAAAATTAATTTGTACAGTATCTGCCGCACTTGGAATTGGTGCAACTAATACAGCGAAATCATCCCAATTACCCCAGTATTTAGGTGTTCCTGTTGTTCCTTCGTTGTTATATTCAGAAATAAAACTGCTATCTCTTTTTTCTAAAAAAGTTCTATCCCCATTTGATGCTATATGTTCTAAAGATCTTATAACCATACAATCTGCAGGCATAGACACATATCTTTTATCCTTAGTAAATGTAGAAGTTGAATACTTTCTTAAATCATCATAATCAACTCTACCAGCTACATCTAGTTCAACGTTTCTAATAAAGTCTGCTATTATTGCATCAGTTAATACAGTAGAACTTACTTCTGTGTAATTTCTTACCTCTGTTAAAAAATTTGAATATGTTATTGCCATTATGTAATACTCACTGTTACTTTTCCTATTGTTGGAATAAGTTCTCTTCTTCTATTTTGTATTGAAGGATCTTCTGGAATCATACTATAAAGAGTTTCAGTATCTCCATGCCTTGTAATTTTAAATTCTTGTGTTCTAAAAGCAAAGTCTCCAGGTAAATCTAAATTTGCAATACAAACAGTTGTTCCACCCGAAGCTACAATAGATGCATCATTAGGAGCAAACGTTGGATTTAATGAAGACATGACCTGCGGTTGTTGGTATTTTTGAACTCTTGGATTCTGTAATGCAATTGCATCTGCAGTTACTCTTTTTCTACGTATTTGTGGTTGCTTTGGCTCAAACTCAGTATAATGAACTAAAGAACCATTCCATTCTTTAACCATTTCCTCATATGGAAAAGCCATTCCTGATCTATCAGAAATTGCTAATGATTGTTTTCCTGTTGCAAATCTTCCCATAATTAAACTCCACTCGGATAAAATGATTGAGGCGTTACAAAAGTCGAAGCTCTTTGACCATCTTCTTCAAGTGCTCTTTTCAATTCATCTTCATAAATTAATTTATTTTGTTGTACAAGTTCTGGTTTAATTTTCATGGCAAGATAATAAGCTAAACCTGCAGTCATGCATGGTAAAAATCTATATGCTACATCTGCGGTGTTTGTATACTTACCTGAATCTTCAATTCTTTTAATTACATAATATTTTATATAAGTGTAATTATTTAAATCTGGAGTTTGATATACATAAATTACTGGTGTTGTTTGTCTAGAAACATAATATTGTGAAGGCGATCCTTTAGAAAATTTATTTGGTATCGCAGCATAAGTTGAACGATCAATTTTTGTAAGAGATAAATCTTGTGTTTCTGTAGTATTAGATGCAGCTTTTGACGTAGAAATAAAAGCTTCAAGAACATCATTAACATCAGTTGCAACCGTATAGGCAGCTTGACCTTCTACTAATTGAGTTTCATCTAGTTCAACTTTCCAAAGATGAATACCTCTATTACCCCATTCAGCAAAAAGCAAATTTAAACTTGTTCTTGCAGATTTAAGATCATATCCTGAATTAGTTCTAACTCCACATCTTTGATAACCTTCTTGAATAATATCATCAATACTAAGATTAAAAGTTGTATGTCCTGAAGTAGCCATATTAATTTACCTTCTTCTTTGATAACTTTCTCTGCATCATAGCTTTTGCTTTTTTACTAAGACTTTTTCCATACTCAGCAAGTAAACGTCTTGATTTTCTCATTTCTCTTACAATTGGTTTTTTACCATCTTTTCTTGCTGTGGTTATTACAAATTGTGTCATATCCATAAGTTTTGAGCCTTTAGCTCTTTGAGCATCTAATTTTTCTAGACCTCTCATAAATTTTTTATCTTTAAAAGAAGCTCTATCCGGATCAAGCTTTTTAGCTTTTCTGTATAAATCTTTAGTTTCTTCCATTGCCTTTTTTCTAAATTTTTTGAAAGGCTCTGATTTTACCCCAGCTTTTATACCTTTAGTTAAAAGACCACCAAGTAGCATTTTTCTATACACGTTTTTTAACTCCTTTTAAAAATTCTCCATAATACTTCTCATAACTTTTATTGGAGACATACTTTCCATCAATTTCTGATTGTATATGGCTTCCTATATACTCTTCTTGATTTTTGGTGCTTGGAGCTTGCGATGTAGTCTCGCTGAAGGCTGCTCTTCCCATTGCTGCTTTAAATTTAATCTTGTGCTTGATAGCCATGTTTCTCCTTTTTGCGGTTATACAATTTCTTCGATTGTATCACTTTCTGTTTATAAGTTCTAGACCTTAGATTTTTCGCTATAGGGTTATACGAGG